TTTCCAACTTATTTTAGGGTAGTAAGTAGTAGGTAGTAAGGTTGACCGAGGTCAGCGATTCAATTTAGAACGTGTTAGGATGAGGAATTATCATCTTCCCCATCTTACAGTCTCGCCATCTGATGTGCTGGAGATGGATATCGAATGTTATGATCTGCTCTCTGGTGACTGAAAGCCAGAAAGCTGCTTCTGTGTAATACCTTCAAAGGAGGTTTATGTCTGGGGGGTTTTTGCAGGTGAGCACCTGGCACCTCATGTAAGTCTTGTCGGGATCGGTCCCGAATGCCATTGCTTCTTTAGCCGCCGCAATTGTTGTCCAAAACGGTCCCTGCGTTTCCAGTTGAAGGTTGTACGCCCAGGTAGAAGCGTACAATTTCGGGTTCTTCAGGAATTTGAGATCACTGCCGGCATAGTGATTTCCTTTGAAAAGTACTGAATCTGGTTTTCGAACCCATTGTCCTCGAGGCATGTCGTCATTCTCCGCTATCAGGACTTTACTGCAGAATTCCGCTCTGTTTTTATCGTTCCGAGACCACTCCAGGACCATGCCCAGTCCCCACACCTTGTCTTCCTTGTCACTGGCAAATACGGTTTTCAGGCTCTCTTCGTATGCGGTTTTCCACTTTTTCTTGACCCACAGAATTGCATCATCACCTGCTACTCTCATCACAAAGTCCGTGGTCGGTATTCCTGCTCTCAATGCTGCAAATTTGTGCGCCAGGATTACCCTCATGGTGTTTCCCAAGGTGGTCAGGTACGGATTCCCACTGAAAGTTGTTCCCTTGACTTTCGCAACGCCCAATTTCCTCCGTTTACCGTCGACTGTCACGAATAGGGTCATCTTGGCGATCTTGTTATTTATCAACTTTCTGTAGATCTTATTGAGGACTTCTTCCGGATTTGGATACTCTTCCATGATCAACACCTGCAACAATGCTTTCTTGTGTAGTTTCCACATGTATTGGTCAACCGTTTCGATTAAAGTGTGGTGTTGATGAGAGTCGTGTGCACTCATGTCCATGGAATAGCAGTAGCATTCTCCGAGTTTTGATATCTGCGGTTCCAGCCGGTTCCAAAAGTTTTGGGAGTTCTCTGCATGTGCGAATTCTGGGAAGGACTGTTTCATTGACTGTATGACCCGATTCTGGAGGTATGTTACAGTTCCACACAGCGTGTCTCCTGGGACGAATATAAGTCTCGGCTTGCTTTTCTCGTCTTCTTGCACCTGGAAGTCTTGGTTAATTTTCTTGGAGTATTGCACTTCTCCCGTTTTGACCATGGCATCGTAGTCATTCTTTGGTTCCCACTCCGGATCGTACTTGGTCTTCAGTTCGCTAGCTCTGTATTTTCTCTTTTTCTCCGCCGGATATTCGCGCGTCTCTATCCATCTTTCGAATGTAGGTCCCGGAATGGCGTTTTCTGGTCGAATGGCTCGGAATTCTTCCTTCACAAACCTGGCAAATTCTTTGAGCATTTTTGGATCGGGGAAGTTGTAGGTGCCTACCTGTCGGAGTAGCAATGCATACATCATGTTTTGTGCACTGTGTCCTGACCATTCGAATGCCTTGTACTCTCCTCCAGCGTCTTCCACTGTGAATCCGGTTTCTACGTGGTCTTTGCCCTGTTTTGTCGTCTCGCTGAAACTAGGGTGATTCAGGATGTCGTGATCCAGTTTCAGGCTGATGAGGTTTTTGTTCGCTGCGACGATTTTGGGAACTGGCTTCACTTTGTAATAGGTGTCGTGGTGCATGTGCTTTCGTGG